CATTCAGAGCGCAGCTGTTCCGGAGGGAAAAGCAGTATATGGAATGGCAACCAAGTATTTCCTGGGAGTCGGAATGGCAAAAAATGGAAAAATTGAATATTCTGACGAATACAGATTCCTGGAAGATGAGAGGGTATATCTCATCAAGCTGTATGCTCATGGTTTCGCACTGGATAACAATGCTTTCCAGGTTCTGGATATCAAGGATCTCCAGCCGTTACGTTTTAAGGTTGTAAGCGAGACAGAAAAAACAAAGACAGATGATGCAACACTGGCCGACTTAAAAATTGGTGCACTGAAACTGTCTCCGACATTTACAGCAGAAACCACAGAATACACAGCAACCACACAGAATGCGTCCAACACAATCACAGCAGTACCGGCAAGTTCCACAGCGGAAATTGAGATCACGGTGGGAGATGTGAAAGTGACAAATGGAGCAGCAGCAAACTGGTCCGAGGGTTCCAATACTGTGACTGTAAAAGCGACTGACGGAGCACAGACAAAGAGCTACAAAGTAACAGTGACAAAGGAGTAAATGAATTATGGCAGACGATAAAGACAACAAGCTCCTAAACGAGATCAAAAATTATCTGGAGATAACCTGGGATGATTCCCTGGGAGATGAGAAAATCAGGGGCATGGTCAAAAGAGGAATGGCTGCCATAAGCGGGAAAATAGGGGAGTGCAATTTCTATGAGGAAACTCAGGAAAAAGCACTCCTTTTTGATTATGTCATGTATGCCAGAGCGGGGGAGATACCACAGTTCTGGCAGAATTACAGAGATGAGATCATTTCTCTGCAGATAGACAGAAAGGTGGACGGATATGCCGCGGATCAGTAGTAAGCATTTTGAAAATTTTGGAGACGGCCTGCTGACGATCTGTGAAGCGGATGAACGAAGTCTGACCAGAACAAAGTTGGAGCATATACGTTTTGGAAACAGAACGGTAGGCGTAACAAGATACTGGAAGGCGCAAACGGCCGGAAACCAGGTGGATAAGCTTCTAGCAATTCCGCTGGAGGTACTGGATGCAGAGCAGATCGAGGTCAATGATGTGATTATTCTGGAAAACGAGACGGACTGGTTATGTGGCAATATGACATTTGATGAGTCAGAGATGAAAGACAGAGCCGGGCATTATCAGATCAAGCAGGTACAACCGAAGTATGATACGAAACCGCCGGCGTTGTATTTATCACTGGAAAAGCTGATGCACCCGTTCAAAGATGGGAGGGATTCTGGTGGCAATTAAAATCGGAGACCTAGCCAAGGCAGTCATGAAAGAGCTGGATGATTATGGCGTGGCGGTCGGCTTGGAAGTCGAGAAAGTGTCCAAGGAAGTTGCCGAGGATACAGCAAAAATACTGAATAAAACATCTCCAAAGCTGACAGGAGACTATGCAGCATCATGGACCTATGGGACGGGAGAGACCAAAAGGACAAAGCATACAATGGTTGTCTACGCGGATAAACCGGAATATGCTTTGACACATCTACTGGAGAAAGGACACCAGAAACGGGGCGGTGGAAGAACCAAGGCAATAGTGCATATTGCACCTGCAGAGGAGGAAGCAGTAGATGAGCTGGAAAAGGAGCTGAGGATGAGATTATGACCAAAAATCAAATTGAACAGATGCTGGGAGAAATGGGAATCCCATTCAGATATCATCATTTCACACAGAAAGAGATGCAGGGCATCCCGCTCCCTATTGCTGTATGGCTAACACCGGGAACAGATAATTTTTTCGCAGATGGCAAGACATACAAAAAGATAACGAAACTGGATATTGAACTCTACACAGATGACAAAGACTGGGAGCTGGAGAAAAAGCTGGAGGAAGTCCTGGACAAATATGGCATTGCCTGGGAACAGACGGCATCTGAATGGCTGGAGTCGGAGAAAATGTGGGAGTCATTATATGAAATGGAGGTATAGAAAATGACTGGAGAAGAGAACAAAGTCAAGTACAACATTAAAAACGTTCATGTGGCCAAGCAGACAGAAAAGAACACAGAGGGAGCTACTACATACACGTATGATGCTCCGAAAAGTATTCCTGGAGCGGTCAGCATCAGCCTGGACGCGCAAGGAGAGATTTCCAAGTTCTACGCGGACGGAATTGCGTACTATGTGACAAGTGCAAACAATGGATATGAGGGAGATTTGGAAATGGCACTCATTCCGAGCTGGTTCCGCGTGGAAATTCTCAATGAGGAGCAGGATAAAAATGGTGTTCTGGCGGAAAATGCAGACAAAACAACGAATCCGTTCGCTCTACTGTTTGAGTTTGATGGAGATGTGAAAGCAATCCGCAGATGCTTATATAACTGCACATGCACAAGACCGTCTATTGCATCCGAGACAAAAGAGGAGACAGTAGACCCTGGAACAGAGACTCTGACAATCACAAACAGTCCGAGAAAAGACGGTCTGGTAAAAGTACAGACAGGACCGGACACAGCAGATGGAACATATACAGGTTGGTACAACAAAGTATATGAGCCGGTTGCCGTGACAAGCGAGGTGGCACAGACAGCTGAAGCAAAGAGATAGGAGGGATAGATTATGCTGAGAAAAAAGGTGGAAATTGATGGCAGAGAGGTGGAGTTCAAGGCGTCAGCAGCGGTGCCGAGAATCTACCGGATGAAATTCCGCAGAGATCTTTTCGTGGATTTGCAGAAAATTGCAAAGTCTGTGAAAAAGAAAGGCAAAAAAGAGGATAAGGAGTCAAGCGAGATTCCGATTGAGGACCTGGAAATGTTTGAAAATATCGCGTATGTCATGGCACAGCACGCGGATCCGGAGAATGTGCCGCCGGACATTATGGACTGGCTGGAGCAGTTCAACACATTCTCTATTTACCAGATTCTGCCTGCCATTCTGGAACTCTGGAATATGAATGAGGAGACGAAAAGTCGGGCAAAAAAAAACTTAGACCGAGTAGCAGGGAGTTAAATACTCCACTGTTCCTCCTGAGATGCTGTCAGGTCGGAATCTCTATCCGGGATCTTGATCTGCTAACAGTCGGAATGGTCATGGATATGTTTACTGAGCAACAGAATGATTCGTACAAATATCCGAAGATGGCAACACAGGAGGATTTTGACAAGTTCTAAGGAGGTGGAACAGGATGGCGACAGGCCGGAATATCAAAGGAATAACGATTGAAATCGGCGGAGATACCACGGGCCTGCAGAAAGCCCTAAGCGGTGTAAACGACAAGCTGAAAAATACCCAGGCACAGCTGAAAGACGTGAACACTCTGCTGAAATTAGATCCATCAAATACGGTGCTGGTAGCGCAAAAACAGGAATTATTGAAAAATGCGATAGCAGACACAGCAAACAAATTGAATACGCTGGAGGCGGCACAGAAAGATGTGACGGCGGCTCTGGAGGCCGGAAAGATTGGTCAGGAGGAGTACATGGCTTTCCAGCGGGAAGTTGAGGCAACCAAGGCAACACTGAGCCGGTATCAGTCAGAACTGGACGGATTAAACACCGAACAGGACAGACTGGCTACAAATACCGAACGTCTCAGCAAATTATTTGATGCTCTGGGAGCGGACGTGGATGATTATGCGGACGTCCTGGGCAGCAAGTTGGTAACAGCAATCAAAAACGGATCTGCATCATCAGATCAGTTAAAACTGGCCATTGAAAAGATCGGAAGATCAGCCACAGACGGAAAAGCTGACATCAAACAGATGACAGACGCTCTGGATACGGTAGACGATGGACAGGCAATCAAGAACCTCATCCAGGACTTGAAAGAAGCAGGAACACAGACAGACAACACAGCAGAACAACTGGACGAGATGGGAAAAACCCTCTCAGCAGGCGCATTGATGGAGGCTGCCGATCAGCTTTCTGGACTGGGGGATAAAATAACAGAATTAGGAGACAAAGCAAAGGACGCTTTTCTGGAGACACAAGATGCCACAGTAAAAGCGTCCACTTATTTTGGAGAAACCGGGAAAACGGCTGAGGAAACAGCCGGAGTCATCAAGGACGTATATGCTGAGGGCGTGGGAGATTCCATGGACTCTGTATCAAATGCGGTCATTACGGTCAAAAAGAACCTGAAAGATCTGGATGAGACTACACTGACACATCTGACAGAGCAGGCAATCACGCTGGATGAGCTGTATGGAATTGACATGAATGAGACTCTCCGAGGTGTCAACAGCCTCATGGAGCAGTACGGACTCACGGCACAGCAGGCCATGGACTATATCGTAAAGGGTACACAGAATGGCCTGGATAAGACAAACGAGCTGGGGGATAACCTCTCAGAGTATTCTGGAAAGTTCGCTCAGGCCGGTTATTCCGCTCAGGAGTATTTCCAGCTATTGCAGAACGGACTGGACAATGGAGCGTATAACCTGGACAAGGTAAACGATGCCATTAACGAAGTCACGACCAGACTGGTTGATGGAACTATAGCGGATTCACTGAGCAAAATTGATGAAAAGACCGGGGAGGTACAAGCCGGAACCGGAGGCTGGAGCAAAGAAGTTGAGGATGTATTCAAACAGTGGCAGCAGGGCGGAGCTACACAGAAAGATGTTATTGATGCCATTGTGACAGATATTCAAAACACAGAGAACCAGCAGGACAAACTGAACAAAGCAGCGCTGGCATTCGGTACAATGGCCGAGGACGGCAATGCGAAGTTTATCGAGTCGCTCACTACGGTAGGGGACACCTATGATGACGTGGCTGGATCAGCAGAGAATATGTTCGACCAGTCCACGACAGACTCCCAGACGTTTGAGGCAAGCATGAGACAGCTGGAGCAGAGCCTGATTCCGTTGGGAGAGGCACTGATGAACCTGGCAAACAATATCATTCCACCGATAGCAGCAGGATTGAAACAGACGGGAGAGTTTTTCGGAAAACTGCCAGAGCCGGTACAGAATTTTGTGATTATACTGGGGGCTGTGATTGCCGCCTTTACCACTTTAGCCCCTGCCATAACAGCGGTTATGATGATTGTGGGAACGCTAGGAACAGCGGTCCTAGGACCAATCATCGGAATTATTGCCGGTGTAGCTGCAGCAATTACCGCAATCATAGCCATTGTGAAAAACTGGGGCGCTATATCGGAGTGGTTCGGAGATTTATGGGTAAAAGTGAAAGAGAAATGCTCACAAGTGTGGGAATCAATCTGCTCATTTTTTACCGAAACGATACCGCAGGCATGGGACAGCCTGGTGGCAAAATTCCAAAGTATCCCGGAATGGTGGGCTGGAATCTGGAACCAGATTTCGGATTTTTTCACAAACGCATGGAATACGATCATGCAGAATCCTGTAGTACAAGAAACTATAGGAACCATAACAGGCCTTTGGCAGACCGGAGTTAATACAATTCAGTCAATCTGGAGCGGACTTGTTGATATCGCAAAAGGTGCATGGGAGCTTTTGAAAAACACGATTCTCGCACCGGTTCTTTTACTGATAGATCTCGTAACAGGAGATTTCAGCAAATTAAGCACGGATGCACAGGCTATCTGGAATAATATCAAAAATGCAGCAAGCCGGATCTGGACAGGAATCAAAACGGTTGTAACAACACTGATACAGGGGCTAAAAACGAATGTCTCAACACTATTCACTAGCATAAGAGATATAGCGAATGGAATTTGGGAATCTATTAAAGAAAAAGTTACGACTACAGCTGGAAAGCTGAAGGATTCAGCTGTTGATGCGTTTAGAAGCATGGTATCAAACATTGGCACTGCCTTGTCCGGGTTAGGAACCGTAGTCGAGAATGGATTTCAGTCGGCAATTAACTTTATCGTTTCTCTTCCTGGGAAAGCATGGAACTGGGGTGTAGATTTCGTGAACGGAATCGCAAATGGAATCAGAAGCGCCATAGGAGCCGTGACAAGCGCTGCTTCGGACGTGGCAGGTAAGATTCGGGCTTTCCTTCATTTCTCTGTACCAGATGAAGGACCTTTGACTGACTATGAAAGTTGGATGCCGGACTTCGTTCAGGGACTTGCCAAAAGCCTTGAGAACAGCCGGGGAATGATACAGAAAGCAGTACAGGGCCTTAGTAGTGACCTGATTGTATCTGCAAATGTAACAGGTGTTCAGACTGCCGGAACCACAAACGTAAATTTCTACGGAAATTATAAGTTTGAAGATGCGCAGGAGATTGACTACTTAATGAACCAGGCAGCACTGAGAATATCGAGGAAACGTTAATGATAGTAGATGGAAAAGATCTGACAAAAAAATATAAAGGAAAAATAAAATTTGGCCAGCAGACCATCCAGCCACGACAGGTAAATACTTACACAGAGTGGCTGGATCATAATGCGGATCCGACCCGATCATGGTTCCCTGAGACGCGGTTTTTCGAAGTGCAGATAGAAATGATTGTATCCGGGAGCACTAAAACAGAGGCAGAGCTGAGAATCAGTGAGGTAGTTAACGACTTTGTGACCGGAAGTATGATCAGACTGGACAATGTTGATATAAATATCAGTGCAGAAGTTACCGGAGTCGAAAAAGAATTCATAAAAAGATGGGACTATAAAGTGACAATAACAATGCAGGGATGGGAAAAGAGTACAGAGCAGATTACGGTTGCGGTGAATGGTACCGTACAGATTATTCTTGCAGAAGGAAATCTAGCGGCTCCTTGCGATATTGAAATCACTCCAAAAACAGATATAGCACAGATTCAGTTGTTTGGCGCATTTTACGACCAGGTCTCCGGATCCGATGAAGGAATAATTATCAAAAATCTGAAGCAAGGAAAAAAGATAGTGATTAGCGGAGATGATTGCACAGTTCTTCAGGAGGGAAAGAACAAATTTTCAGACACAGAGTTCTGGGCGTTTCCGCACCTGAGACCAGGAAGCAATACAATCAGCTGCACAAGTGATCAGTGCGATATTGTTATTAAATACAAACCACGATATATGTAAAGGAGAGTTGAAATGAGATTTACAAATCAGAAGATTGAGAACATGCAGAACGTGCTTACGGCAGTTGGAAATAAAGAAATTGATAATCCCGTTCTCGCACTTAAAATTGCAAGAAACAACTATAACCTTACTCAGGTATTAAATCCTGTTCTGAAAGTTAAAAACGATATCTTAAGAAAATATGGCGAAAAAGATGAAAAAGGCAAGATCGTCATGGACGAAGACGGAAGAATCCGTATCACAGATATCCCTGGATATAACACGGAAATCACCACGTTGATGAATACAGAAACCGATGTGAATGTTGAGCGCTTTTCAGAAGAAGAATTCAAGAAAATGAACGCAACTCCAAATCAGCTTATGACTTTACTTGAAATAGCAAAATAATCATGAAAAAGCGGGGAGGATAACATGCTTAGAATATTAGATAAAAATAAAGTCCCCGTGAAGGGTTTGCGAAAATACAGTGATTTGTGTATCGAGAACTCGATCGAGCTTGATGATAAGACACTTACGTTTTCAGTACCGTACAGAAATGTCAGATCAGCTATTGTGGTTGAAGGGTACATAGAAACAAAAGAAGACCGATTTGTTGTTAAAGAAATCGAAAAAAGCAGTGAGGGAACAGCAAATATAACGGCGCAACTGGACTTGGAAAGCCTGGAAGGAAAACCGTTCAGGACATTCAGATCAGAAGAACAAACGATAAAAGCAGCATTGCAGCTGGCATTTACAGGAACTGGCTGGACAGTTGGTGAGTGTAGTGTTTCAAAAAAACGAACACTGTCCATGGCAAATGTGTCTGCGCTGGATGTCCTGAAACAGGCTTTGAAAACATATCGGGCTGAGATTAAGATTGATTCTAAAAAACAGAGCATCGATATATATCCGGAAATCGGAAGTGACAAGGGAGTGTATTTTTCAGACCAGCTGAATCTTCGAAAGCTTACTGTACAGTATTCCACATATGATTTCTACACAGAGATAGAGCCATACGGAAAAGATGGATTAACCATTGAAACAGTTAATTCAGGAAAGATTTATCTGGAAAATCATCAGTACAGCAGCAAGAAAAAACGCTGCATCTGGAAAGATGAGAGATATACGATCGCAGATTCATTAAAAGAAGATGCTGCAGCAAAGCTGGCAGATATGAGCAAGCCGTATGTATCATACAGTGCAGACATCGTAGATTTATCACGAAATTCCCAAAAATATTCAATACTCCAATACGAAATCGGTGATACGGTAACTTTAATCGATCACGTTACTGGAGAGAAAGAGAAGCAGCGTATTGTAAGTGTGAAAATTTATCCGGAGGCGCCGGAAAAGAATAGCTGCACACTGGCGAATAAAGTTCTGACTTTTGATGAGCTGGCACAAAAGTATGAAGATACCGCAGATACGGTGGATAACATCACGAACGATAATGGCCAGATTGACGGAGATGCAATCGATGGAATACATAGCAGACAGATTATTGATTTGGAAAATGGAATAATTGAATCAGCGTACATCAAAGAGCTAGGTGTAAAATATCTGGATGTGTCTGGAAAAATCACAGCTGTAGAAGGCGAATTTGGAATACTGAAATCAAATACGGCACAGTTTGAGGAAACGTATACGAAAAGACTGGAAGCTGTAGAAGGAGATATCTACACCCTCAGAACAACTGATTTTACAGCTGTTAACGCCAAAATCGGTATCCTGGATAATGAATTCGGGAATATCAAGGTACTTTTATCAGGCGGTGCTGGTATTGGTGAAATACAGAACATCCACCTGACCTCACAGAATGCGGTCATTGACTCGGCTCTGATTCGGTCAGCGGTGATGCAAACAGTATCTGTTGCAGATCTTCTTGCCGGCACAATCTCAACAAACAAATTCCTGATAGCTTCCGACGATGGCGGCATCCGTATCCAGGGAGCAACGCAGCAGTGGTCCGATACAGATGGCACAGTCCGGATGCAGGCTGGACGGGACGCAAATGGAGATTTCACCTTCTCCCTGTTTGATAAGACCGGAAAAGGCATCCTGATCGATGCAACAGGTGTTAAGCCTGATGCGATAGCAGATGGGCTGATCGTCAATAAGATGGTGTCTGATTCGGCCAACATAGCAGCATCTAAACTTGATATAAACAGCCTGTTTACAGAAATCAATAACAGCTCCAAGGTAATCAAGAGTAACCGTATCTGGCTGGATGATTCTAACCAAAGTCTTAATCAGGCATACACTAAGATGAGCCAGAATATCACCCGGATTGGAGACACTGCAAGTTCTGCATCAGATAGTGCATCAGCGGCAACAGATGCGGCTAAGAAGGCCATGGAAACATTATCTGGTATCTCAACACTGGATGCTATTGGTGCATCGCTCAATAATGACGCTCATGTGGTCCATACCTACGCAGATGGAACCGGAGGGGATTACAGTTCCTGTTACACTGTCTTTTCAGTGTTCCTGGGTGATACAGATGTATCTGATCATATTGATGAGATCAAGGCTACTACATCTCCCGGCATAGCCGGAACATGGGATCCGAATCTCAGAAAGTATCAGGTTACTGCAATGTCCACTGACAGCGGATATGTTGATATATCGGCACTGTACGGACTGGAAAGTAAAGTACTTCTGGTAGGCGGTAAAGGCTTGATTATTAGTGGCAAAACGATGGTAGTGAAGTCCGTGGGCTCATGGATCACAAAGCGTTTTTCTGTATCCAAAGCTAAGGACGGTAAGATTGGCCTGAGTTATGACCTGAGAGCTAGTACACAGATTATTAAGAAACTGAAAGATGATAAAACACTGGAACCAGCAAATGTGACGTTCTCAGCTTTTAAAAATGACAATGGTATGGTGAGCAGTTATTCCGGAAAGTTCCAGATCGAAGAGTCAACGGATTCCGGGAAGACCTACAATATCAAATATGGATCCACATCTCCGGAGCTGATGAAGGTATATACTCCATCTGGCCCGGATGTAAATATCATCAAATGCTCTCTGTATGATGAATCTGGTGTGCAGCTCCTGGATACGCAGACGGTATCGATCATATCAGATGCTGCAGGTCTTGCAAAAGATATAGCCGCAGCAGACAAGAAGGCACAGGAAGCTAAGAGCGCAATTGAAACGACATCTCAGGAGGTGGCTAATATCCAGAGCAGTATCAAAGGGTTTGAAACAGAACTATCTCAAACCATAACTGATCTGCATGGTGTTACAGATGGAACACTCCTATACAATGCGAAGTATCAGGACAATGGCGACGGAACTACTACGATATCAGCGGTTCTATATAAAGCTGGCAAGGATGTTACAAAAGAATATCCGGCTGCATGGTTTGCCTGGAGCAGACGCACAGAGAGCGGCGAAGTGTTCCTACAGTATGGCTATTCAGTAACAGTAAATAACAATGATTATATGTTCGGTGGAGTAGTTATCGGACAATTCACAAGATATATACATATGGCTCTTGTCGTTGGTGACAAGATTCTGGTAGTTGGAAGTAAGGCTATATGCTTACAAGTAGATGCGTAAGGTGCCCGATCAGGGCACCAGAAAGGAGATAATATGGCATTACCGCAGGACGGCCAGAACGCAAATGCCTTGGCCACAGTAAAAGAAGTACCAACAGGAAAGAAATTGATATTTGTAGACCCAACCACAAATGAGGGTGGTGTTATCACACTTGAGGATTTGACCACCCAGATACTCAAAAATTTGACATCGCAAACATTTGCATTAGATCAGGGAACCAAGACACTTCCAGCCGCACTTAATGAATTAAATAGTAACCTGCTGACCGACTCAACGAAACTACTTGAAACGCCAACCGAGTATATAGAGAACATCAGCGATAGTGATTACACATCGTGCTTCCGCAACGGTAAGATAGTAACTTTAGTCCTTAATATCAAAGTATTAAAGCCTTTATCTTCATTTAACACTTACTTGACTTTGCCCAAACAATATATACCATCTTCTGTAATGTTTGTGCCTACCATGGCACTCAACACAGGTATACGAATAGGAACATCTGGTGAGGTTATGCCATGCGCGAACATTGGTACGGGTGCGTACATTCAAACTGCTATATCCTACGTTATAAAATAGTAAGCGGTTTTTTACTGAAAATATCGGAGATACAACTGCTGATAACCATGCAAAAATTGATAGAAATATTGATTTCGAAGCAATGAGCTGGATAAACTCTAACTATGATAAAACATTTGGCAATCAATGGTGCTTTATAAAAAGTATCAGAATTGACCAAGCCGGATACGCATTTCAGTTTATTATTTCGTGTCAACTTAAAACCACCGTTGCTTCGAGGTATTGTGACAAAGGTACTTGGGGAAAATGGTCAATAATTTCTTAATAACTTTCCTCTTCCCATTTTGTATAATATCGTCTCTCTGAACATCTTCTTAATCCTCATTTCCTTTTTGTAGTTTTTTAGGTACGACAAAAAGGCTGCCATTTC